ACTCCTTCGGACGTGCGGAGCGTCTGGTGAAGGAGATTGACGGACGCAGGTACTACACCCCGAACGTCTACACAGGCAAGGGAGACTATGAGCTGGTATTGCCAGACAGCGTCAAGTTCGGCAATTACTCTTTCTTCGTCCTTGACGAGCCGCAGGACGTGACACACCCCACACAGCAAGAGGTGCAGATAAGCACTCCTTTCTCGCTGATAGTGTGGGTGGATATGCGTAAGGTGGGCGACGAGTACCGTGAGCGTAACACGGAGAGCGTGAAGGAGGACATCCTGTTAGCCCTGCAGGATATCCATATACGGAAGGGATGGATAAGCGTGAGCCGCATCTATGAGCGTGCGGAGAACGTCTTCGCAGGCTTCACGCTTGATGAGGTGCAGAACCAGTTCATGATGGCTCCGTATGCGGGCTTCCGTTTCTATGGAGAAATGACAACAACTAATGATTGTATGATATGATGACAACGTTTCTATTCCGTGTGTGTGTTCTGGCGAGCCTGTCGGCTTTTTTGCTGCTGCTGCTTGTCAAGTGGAAGGTCATAGAGTGGATGCAGGTGCATGGTAATGACTTCCTGTCTAAGATGGCTAACTGCGACTTCTGCCTGTCATGGTGGGTCAATGTGGTGCTGTCTGTTATCCTGTTTGCCGTTACGCTTGACGTGACGGTGCTTGCCGTTCCGTTCGTATCAACCATGCTGACAAGGAAGCTGATATGAAAGAGGTGGAGCTGAAGGGGCACAAGGTTACCCTGTATACCAGTATCGAGGAGCTGCCTATGGCACGCTTCCACAGATATAACAAGTATCTGCTCATTGACAGTGCTATCGGTGGCGATATGTCTGCTTTTGACGCACATATTGAGCGTGTGGTGCGGTATATCCGTCAGGACAAGCGTGACGAAGCAGCGACGGAGCTTGACAACCTGCGACAGAACGTCTATATGATACTGGAACAGACAACACCACGGTATATGTCCTTTGCCTGTCTTGTAAAGGAGGTGGACGGGAAAGTGGTGGATGACCTCTCGGACGAAGGTGTCCGTAAGGTGTTGGAGATGTTCAACGACGTGCCTGTAGGGGAATTGACCGCACAATATGATGCGGTCAAAAAAAAAATAGATGACGAGCTGACGGTGTATTTCCCCAGTATCTTTGACGATGCAGGCACAAAGGAGTTCTACGACTTGTTGAAGGAACGAGCAAAAGCCCTGATTGACGGCATAGCAGGAGTAGAAGACGCAGAGCAGCGTTACAGGGAATTGACGGACAGGCTTATTACGTTCAGCAAGCCAAGGAAGTTCACAGGGAATGAAAGTGCGGAGGTAATCTATGACAAGCAATATGAGGATATGTGCATTATCATTAGCCAGAACCTGCACACAGACCCGAAACGGATGACGGTCATGGAGTATTATAACGCATACCAATATATAGAAAGGCAGAGAAAAGCCGATAAACGGCAAAATAAGCGTCACTAAGGCGATACATTCCCTTTGGTGGGTAAGTTATAAGGAAAGACCGTGAAAACGGCTTAAAATGGATTTTTAACGGAAATAATAAGATGGAGCAACCAATCAGATATCAAGACCTTATCAGTCCAGATGATTCGATAGAGAAACTTATCGGTCAACTGGAGCAGCTGAACCAAGCCTATACGAACATGGCAAACAATGTCAGGCAGCAGGCTCAACAGGTGGCAAGCAGCATCAAGTCGGTGTCTGGTGCTACGGAGCAGGGTCGTAAGGCTATCAAGCAGGGTGACGAGGACGCACAGCGGCTGGCAAAGGCATACAAGCAACTGGACGCAGCCCTGTCGGATAACGCAAAGGAGATAGCACGGCTTAATGCTGTCCGTAATGAGGCTAACCGTTACAACAAGATGATGGTGCAGCGTGGACAGGAGGAGATACGCACCATGAAACAGATCAAGGAGGCAAGCTATGAGCAGCTGACGGCACAATATTCCTTGAATAAGGCTTATATCAACAGTCTTTCTGCTACGGACAGGAAGATACAGAAGAACAGGGAGCTCATCAAGTCTACAAAGGAGATATACGAGCAGATGAAACGTCTGCAGGCTGACACAGGCAAGATGCAGCTCAACGTGGGTAACTATCCGCAGCTTGGCGGCATGGTGTCTACGCTGGGTATGGCGACTATCGGTATCGGTTCTATGGCTGCCGCTGGTACGGCTGCAATAGGTGTTATCAAGAATAATATAGAGACGGCAAAGGAGTATGAGAGAAGCCTGTCGGTGCTTGCAGCCATCCTCGGAACGACGAAGGATAATGTTGGTGAGCTGTCAGAGCAGGCTCTGCATCTTGGCAGTACGACGGTGTTCACGGCAAGTGAGGTCGTACAGTTGCAGACTGAGCTTGCGAAATTGGGTTATAGCACGCAGGATATCCTTAACATGGCTCCGTCAGTCCTTGACTTTGCACAGGCTACAGGCAGCAGCCTTGCCGATGCAGCGAGTCTTACTGGTGCGGCATTGCGTATGTTTGAGAAGGACACGACACACGCACAGGAGTTCACGGACAAGATGACGGCAGCCACCACGAAGTCGGCTCTTTCGTTCTCTTACCTGCAGAATGCCATGAGTACGGTATCGCCAGTGGCTAACGCTTTCGGTTTCAAGATAGAGGAGGTGCTTGCATTGCTCGGACAGCTGGCTAATGCTGGCTTCGATGCGTCAAGTGCTGCAACGGCAACGAGAAACATATTGCTGAACCTTGCCGACGCTAACGGAGCTCTGGCTCAGGCTCTCGGTCAGCCAGTGAACACTCTCGATGACCTTATCGCAGGCTTGAACACGTTGAAGGATAGGGGAATAGACCTTGCGGAAGCATTGGAACTGACCGATAAGCGGAGCGTGGCAGCGTTCAACACGTTCCTTGCTGGTACGGACAATGTAATCAATCTCCGTAACGAGCTGAATAATGCGAACGGTGCTGCAAGACAGATGGCAGAGACGATGGGTGACAACCTTGACGGAGCGTTGAAAGGACTGTCATCCGCATGGGAGGGTTTCAACCTGCATCTTAACGACAGCAACGGTCTCGCAACTGCTTTCATTAAGACATTGACAAAGTTGGTAGGCTGGCTTGACAGGGCTTATCAGAAGTTGAGCGATTGGTATAAGTTGGCAGACAAAGACCCAAGGGAATACCTCGCTGAACGGTTGGGAGAAAAATACGGCTATGTTGATGACAGGGAGCAGGAGCGTAAAAATAATGCTGATAAAGCTGCCGAGAAAGGGAAAGCCCTGCGGAAGTACGCTTATGAGAATAACGTGCAGTACAATGGTCGATACATCACGAAAGAGGAATATGATGCGGAGTTCGGAGGTTCGAGCAATGCTGGTGCGACTTCAACGACGAAGACAAGAAAGACACCAAAAGGCGGTAAGAGAACAGCGAATAAGGCACTGCAAGAGCAGGAACAGCAGGAAAAGCTATCACTGCAACTTCGCAGGCAGTATGAGGACGTATTGCTGGAAACAATCGACGATGAGCAGACAAGAGAGCGCACGAAGATAATACAGCAGTATGACCGTAAGATTGAGGATTTGCGCTTGCAGTCGGAAAAGGAGAAAAAGCTATCCATTGAGGATAAGAAGAACATCGACAATACCATTATCGCACTTGAGCAGGCTAAACAGGTGAAGCTGGCAGAGCTGGTCGAGAAAGGTGCTCAGAAGCAGAAGCAGGAGCAGGAGAAGGCAGACCGTAAGGCAGAGCAGCAGCGAAAGACAACGTTACGTGAATCGGAGAAAGCCATTGACCTGCAATATAAACTCGACATGGCAGAGATTGATGCGCTGGCAATATCGGAAAATAAGAAGACACAGATGCGGCTGCAGGCAGAGAAAGACCGCTTGCAGAAGCTGATAGCCTTATACAAGCAAAATGGCAAGGCATTATCCAGTGAGGAGATAGCCATCATGGAGCAGCAGATTAAGAACATCGACGAGAAGATGAGAAAGAATGCCCCGAAGGACATCTATGACGTGCTGGGTCTTAATCTGGATGAGGAGAAGAAAGAGGCTATCAATACGTCTTTTGAGTATGCAAAGAGTGCGCTGGATGAGTATATGAACGCATGGGTAGAGGCGGCTAACAGGAAGGTGGAGCTTGCCACGCAGGAGGTAGACAGCGCACAGGCGGCACTGGACGCAGAGCGTCAGGCGAGAGCGGAGGGCTATGCCAGTAACGTGGCATATGCGCAGAAGGAGCTTGACATGGCGAAGAAGAACCAGGAGAAGGCACTGCGTGAGCAGGAGCGTGCCCAGAGGGCGCAGCTGCTGCTGGACTCTATCATGCAGGCATCGAACCTCATAACTGCATCCACGAAGATATGGGCGCAGCTGGGCTTCCCATGGGCTATCCCTGCACTTGCTGTCATGTGGGGCTCGTTCGCAGCGTCGAAGATTATGGCATTCAATGCCACACGAAGCGGAACGGAGCAGTACGGTGAGGGTACTGTGGAGCTGTTGCAGGGCGGCAGCCATCAGTCCGGCAATGACGTAGACCTCGGGACAAAGAAGGACGGTACACGCAGACGTGCGGAGGGCGGTGAGTTCTTCGCTGTCATCAATAAGCGCAACAGCCGTCGCTTCCGTAAGGAGATACCAGACGTTATCCACTCGCTGAATGACGGAACGTTTGCCGCTAAGTACATTAACGCATACAAGACGGCTGACGGAATGACGGTGGTGGAGATGGGCACGAGCCCTGACCTCCGTGTGCTGTCTGATGATGTCAGTGCGATACGTGAGCAGGGTGAGCGTCGCACCTACACGGACAGCCGTGGCACTCATGTCATATACAAGAACGTGCATCGTATAATCAAGAACTAAGGGAGGGCAGGAGCGTATGACACCGAGATACAGATGGTTTATGACGATAGAGGGCTCGCAGCAGCCTGTGCATCCTGTATATAAGGATGACCTGTCACTGGTCTATGAGATGGAGTCGCAGCAGCGGTTCTTCCGTGCCAAGCTGTCCTCAAAGATAGACTTCGTGGCTGGTGACGCTGACGTGATCGTGGCGGCACCCTTTGACACGGACTTCATCATAGACATGGAGATTAGCGTTGACATGGGTCTGACGTGGGCGCAGTATTACCGATGCCATTTCCACAAGACGGACTGCACCATCAACTATGATGACAGGAAAGTGACCGTGCAGCCGGATATCCTCGATCAGTACAATGACATACTGGCGGGGCTTGACAAGGAGTTCAACCTTATAGAGCTTGCCCCTGCCATACAGCCCATCGGGCTCACGAAGCGTCCCATGTTCCAGATATGGACATCTGGCGAGAGCATCGTGTCATGCCTGTGCGGTGGAAATGCCTTTGAGCAGGACATGATGGAGACAGGTGAGAGCAGGGTGCGTGAGTGCCACTTCGGCAGCTTGGACGCTTCCTGGGAGTTCAACTTCCAGAACCCGCCTGTCAGCGGCTTCGGCAGCCCCTTCGTTGGGTTCTTTAATGGAGACGGATCTGAGTTCTGGTCGAGCGACATAACGTATTACCTCAAGTACTTCGAGGACATACAGGACCCTTTCAACTGGACTAACGGCATCCGTATCATAGAGACTGCGACAGGGAATGTCCTGTGGGAGTTCTCACAGGTTAACCGCACGGAAATCCCTGCGGAGGTGGTGTTCAGCGGTAATCCGCAGCTGACAGCATACAAGAGCAGCTATGGGGTGTACGGAAGGCTTGTGACGGACAACAGCGTCGACTTGTATGAGATAACGCAGGATGACGTTGTCGCCAATAACCGCAACTATCACTACTGTATGCCGTACACGGACTTCCAGCTGACGCAGAGCGCACGGACGAGCGTGGAGCCGACGAAGTGGGGACGCAATGACTCCGGTCAGTATTTCCTCCCTCCCGATGATGCCAGGCAGTGGTATCCTGTCGGCAGGTCGCAGTGGGTCAATACGTCGCTGTGGGTGCAGTACACATCTTCGATGGTCATCATGGAGAGGACACAGCGTAAGGCGTTCACACTGAGGGACGCTTTCCCTGTCTGGTCGGTGCTGCAGGTGCTGCTGGGTAAGGTAGCCCCATCCGTAACGCATGAGGGTACGACGGCATACAGCGAGTTCCTGTATGGCAGCG